GTTTATTATACCAGCCGATCCCTCAGCCGAGAACTTCGCCGACGGATTGTCTATCACCTCTATCTTCTCTATGCTCTCAGCCGGAAGCTGCTGCAGAATCTGCGCCCGGTTGTCCGACGTCAAGCCGCTCGACTTGCCGTTTATCCACACCTCCACGCTGCTGTTTCCTCTGAGCGACACGTTGCCGTCGTTGTCCACTTCCACCGAAGGAATGTTGTCGAGCACGTCGCTTGCCGCCTCTCCGCTGTTTGAAATGAGCTGCGTGACGTCGAACGACTTACGGTCCACCTCCAGCTTCATTGTGGATTTCTGCCCCGTGATGGTCACTCCGGCAAGCTCGTTTCTGTTTTCCGACATATATATGCGTGTGAATGTTCTCTTGGGTGAGTCTGCCGTAAGCTCGAAGTCGCGCGTCTCTTCCTTGTATCCCACGAACGTGAGAGTAAGCACATAGGCTCCGTTCTTCAGGTTCTTCACCGTGAAGTTGCCTTCGGAATCGGTCATCCCGCCTCCCACAAATGCTCCGGAAGCCTTCTGCGTTATCCTTACGTTGACGAATCCGAGCGGTTCGGAATTCTGCTTATCCAACACTTTTCCCTTAACAAATCCCTGTGCCGATAGAGTGCTCACACTCATACACAGCAATAAAAAGAATAAAATTCGCTTCATAACGGTCTTTTTGACGTAACAGGCACGAGGAGGTTTAATTCTTTAACATAAAAAAATATCTTACGAAAGAATGTCTGTGGAATTTTAATGTTATTCCCCGAAAAAATTGTAACTTTGCATCCTGAAAAGCGGCTCCCATAGTTAAATGGATAGAACGGAGGTTTCCTAAACGTATGTTCTTCCAAACAAGGGCAAAGGTAGTAAAATTTAGATTTATAGTAAATAAGAAAAGGAAGTTATAACGATAACTATTACATAAGGCTCTGTAGTTCAACGGATAGAACAAGAATTTCCTAAATTTTAGATAGGGGTTCGATTCCCCTCGGAGCTACTTTTCAAGTCCATTCCATTACGGGGTGGACTTCTTTTTTACAGCATTTACAGCAAAAAAGAGGTATATTTGCGGACAAAAGTTCTACTATAGTTCTACAAAGATTATGGCTACATTCAAAGCAGAGGTGTACGCTCACCAAAAGAGGGCTGACGGCACATATAATATAAAGATAAGGGTTATACACCAAAAGAGGAAAAAGTACATCCCGACCACTTACTACGTGACAAAGGATGATTTGACACGCACGACTTTCAAGCTGAAAAACCAAAAGTACATAGATGCCACCGATGATATGATAAAGAAATACCGTTCCATTTGTGACCGCATGGGGGAACGGCTTAAATCCATGACCGTTGAGCAGGTGGTAGATGCAATCACTAACGACAATGGGGAACACTTCGATTTGGATATAGTGGCTTATGCCCGTCAATACATATTGCACTTAAAGGAAACCGGGCATACAGGCAATGCGCTTTCTTACCAAGTAGCCATTAATAACCTTGTACGCTTTGTTGGCAGGGATAGCGTGAGCATAAAAGAAATCACGGTTAAGTTTATCAATGATTGGATAAAGTGGATAAAGGAGAATCCGGCACGTTCCAACCCCGAAGCCAATCACGGAGAAAGGGCACAGAGCCTATATATATCCCAGCTAAGAGCCATACACAACCGGGCAAAGAAAGAGTTTAACGATGAGGATGCCGGGCTGATACGCATTCCCTATTCTCCTTTTAAGAGGGTGGAAATTCCCAAAGTTCCAGTTACAAGGAAAAGGGCTATTTCTACGGATTTACTTCGTAAATTTTCGGAGTTGCCTTATTCTTTGATTATGCAACCGGGGACAAACAGGTACAATCTCGCAAAGGATGTCTTTCTTTTGAGCTTCTGCCTAATTGGAATGAATGCGGTAGATTTGTACACTTGTACGGATTTGAAGAAAGGACGGATTATATACCAACGGACAAAAACCAAGAATCGGAGAGCCGACAAAGCGGAAATGTCTGTGAGGATAGAGCCGGAGCTAAAAGCCCTTATGAAAAAATATAAAGACCAGACCGGGCAAAGGGTCTTTAATTTCTACAAGTTGTATTCAAGCGTGGATAGCTTTACGGCTGCAATTAACAAGGGCTTGAAAAAGATTGGTGATGATTTGGGGATAGATGATTTGGAATTTTACGCAGCACGCCATACATGGGCAACCATTGCAAGCAATGAAGCCGGAGTAGATAAGTACACCGTTCACACAGCCCTTAACCACGTGGACGAAAATATGAGGGTGACGGATATTTATATTGCGAAATCATGGGACAGCATAGATGCTGCCAATCGTAAGGTATTGGATTATGTCAAGCTATCTTTGGATGATGTAACAGAAAAGAAGTATATACCCAAAAATAAGCGTGTTTTGCCTAAGCAAAATTTGTAAGCCGTTATAGTTCAGCAATTTACAAGCCTATTTTTGCTTAGGCAAAATTTTAATAGGTGTTTATCTATCCTCTAAATCTGTATTGTCTTTGATAATCAGATAGTTACAAATTTTGCCTAAGCAAATTGCCTAAGCAAAATGATTTTGCCTAAGCAAAAATTATAATACACTGATAGTCAGTAAAATAGTTGTTTTTAAGCCTAAAAATAGCGTTTTGCCTAAGCAAAATTTGCAAATAATTGAAATACAGAGTATTACAAGCGTTATTTTGCCTAAGCAAAAATATAGCCTTTTTGCGTTTGCCTAAGCAAAATTTGTAAGCCGTTATAGTTCAGTAATTTACAAGCCTATTTTTGCTTAGGCAAAATTTTACGCAAGTTACAAAGGATAATATATATACTATATATAATATTATATAGTTAATTAAGAGTAAATATATGAAATAGGGGTGTGGGGGAAGAACAAAAAAAGGCACTTATGGAAGTGCCGTAATTTTACTTTGGTAGATTCTATTTTGTTTCTACGCTAATTATGTCCGATATATCTTTGTTGAAATGATAAGTGCAATTAGTAATTGCATATCCCCCATAGGAGTTTTTGGCTCTATATCTATGGGAAATCTCCCAAGCTAAAGTATCGTATGGATTTATACCCTTGTTTTCAAACATAGCTTTGATTTGTTCTAATTTTGAGTTAATGCTATCTGTTGGGAACTCTCCATCCGTTGCTCTTTTAACGGTTTCCACTAATGCTTTAGACATAGGTGTGACTATTCCTATTTTCCCCATATCCATACACTCATAACTATCAGGGTCTTTTAAATTATTCTCCAAATACCTATTTATTAGTTTCTCAGCTTTACGTTGCGGAGTGTCGCTATTACATCCTGTTATCAAAGCTATCAGGCAAAGCATTAGCAAAGTTTTCATAAGTGTGTATTTAACAGTTGTACTTAGCAAGCTACTGTAATACACACGAAAGCGTGGGATTACTCCGAGGATTAAGAGGTACGACCAAGCACCTAACAGCCCATACAAGAGTAATGCCCACGCAAAGCGCAGGCATTAGCAAATTGTCTGAGGGCTGTTTCTGAAATTTGGTCGTTTTCTTAATCCCTACAACAATAGCCAATGCTATTTAGTGATATTTTAATTCAGCAGCAAATATAGTGTATTATTTGTTATAAAAATAGTCTTGCAGTGTTATATTTATAATGACGTATCAAAAATATATAGGTTTTTGTTTCCAAATAAGCGGGGATTTTGTACCTTTGTAGAAAATAGTAGTTTATATGGGTAATTGGAGCGTACAACAAGAAGCTAAGAAAGAAGTCAAGGAGAAAGATAAAGTGAGGCGTGAAAAACTTGCTGGATTCTTTTTTAACTTGGCGCAACTCACATTTGCGGGTTTGGTTCTTGGTGGAATAACTCCGATATATGCCAATGTGGAAGCTGGTATAAACTGGTATGTTTTGACAGCAGGGAGTGTTTGGACTATAATGCTTGCTAAAGTAGGAAATACAATTTTAAAATAATAGATATGGAAATGTTAGGAGCTATCTTTACCGTTGGAATAGTTGTGACGGGTGCATTTATGATTTGGCTAAGAACAAAATCTGGCAAGAAATGGCTTGCTAATTTGTGATATGGAATATTTGTAAGAAATAGCCCCATGCAGACTAATAATGTTTGCATGGGGCTATTTTTGTTCTTCAAACATTCTTCCAAATCCAGTAAGCAGCCATTTGGCACTTACCCCATACTCCTTAACCATAGGATACAACCAAGATAATTGAAACCATCCACGCTCCAAGTCTTTTCTTTGCGCAATAAAATTTCTTCTATCTATGTTGTTGAGCCTACAGTATGTATTTACTCCTCTTATTTTCTTCATGGCTATAATGGCATCCAGCGCACTATAGAACCTTTCCATTATTTGCTTGCTTATAACGGTATTCATTGCGATATATGGCTCTTCAAGTTCTCTATATCGGATTTTAGCAACTCCAATTCACCTGTAGGCTCATTGGTTATTATAGCCGTAGTAATAGCGTTGGATATTTCCCTTTGCGCATCTAATACCCTATCAGGGTTT